ATGCTGTTTCCAATGTTCTCTTCTAACTTCGTCTTCTACGATGTCGAAAGGTGTATTCATTAAGCAGTAACATAATAACGATTCAGTTTTACCCGTTAACCACATATAACCTTGTAATTGATAGTAGTAGTCTTTGTTAGGTATTTCAGTTTCAAAGAACGGAAACGTTGTAGCATCCCAAGAAGATTTTACGTCTAAAAGTATTTCATTCGTGTTTACGTCGGGAACACCGCTTATAAAGTCATTTTCAAAGCGTTCTTCATTCTTGTAAATAAAACCTAAGTTTAAAACATCATTGACAAAACTAATAGCTTCGTCTTCTACTTGGTTTCCTTTGTCCGTGTATCTACTCCAAAACTCTTTTTTGATCCCGTATTTGTGTTCTAATACTAATTCCTGAATATAAGTTTTAGCTGTTTGCGATAGGCTCTCCCCTTTTGCGCGGGGAGTAGCCATAAGTTTACCTATTTGTGATGCTCTAATTTTCATAACTCAGTGATTTGTTTAAGTTGTGATGCATCTAAGTCGAAAGTTTCAATTAACTTTTCTATTTCGTATTCTCCGTTCTTAATAGCTTCGATAGCTTTATTAAAACGTGTAGCATCTATTTTAGCCTTTTTCTTTGGTGTTGGTTCGTCTTTTACTTGTTCACCACTTGCGTCGGTGTCTTTGTCCGTAACTAAACCTAAAGCTGAAGACAAAGCGTATCTACGATAGTACGTTACACCACTACCAAAAGACTGATAGTCGTTCATTCCTTTTAACGCTACGTTAGGAATTTCTACCATAGAGTCCAGACACTCTCCACTTTCTACGTGGAAAACTGTCGTACATAGGTAAGTAACTCCTTCTTTAGTGTTTAGGGTTTGTGTGAATCCTAATCCGTGTTTTTGTAGTAACGGATTAATCACTTCAAAGATTTTCGGTAAGTCAGCGTATGAATAGCCATAACCTTGTGTTGCCTTGTGAATTACTGGGACTTCTTGTTGGAACGTAGCCAACGATTTAAACAAATTTTTCATAGGTGTTAAATTAAAATTATAAGCAAATATAAGTATTATTTTTATATTACAATCTATTTATTTGATTTTTTTTGCTTCAAGTATTGAAATTAATGCGTAGGTCTTTTCTACTCTATCGTTTTGTTCGAACTCGGTAGTCTTTGGCATTCTATTATCGGTTATCCAACTGGTTGTTATTTTAGATAAGTCAAAGACAAATATTCCATTAGGTGTTGAATTAATGTATAATGGTCTATAATTCGTGTTTATATAAGAATTTATCATAGCGAAATACTTATCCTTCTCTAAAATTAGTTCGTTATAATGTTTGTTTCTGCATTTAAGTTCTATTCGGTATTTATACCTTTCGCTTGTGCAGTCCCATCTACTAAACTTATCTTCTGAAAGTGTCAGGTCTTCAATGTAATTTTGTTTTAAGAAATCGAATAACTCACTTTCCTTCATATTCTTTTATCTTTTTTTTATAGGTTTCGATTATTTCTTTTAGTTCTTCCTTTGTGAACTTTCGTGTTACTTTAGATTTACCTTCTAATACATTAAATTCCTCTGCCCCTATCTTTTTTAAGAGGTTTTCACGATAATTAATTAAATTACCTGACAGAAAGGTATTGCAATGTTCGCATTGAAGGTGTACGTTGTTTTCGTCAAACCTTACATTATAGTGATTGTTTGCATTATAGAAATGCCCAGCATTCTCTTTTTTTGGTGGCTTTTGACAGCTTATGCAGACGTTTCCTTTATCTCGTAGTCTTATGTATTTGTTAAAGGTTATTTGTGCTAATTTAATGTAGTCTTGTAGGGTCATAAGTTCAGCTTTCATTTTAGCTTTCGTCTTTTTCCAATCCTTAACCTTTGCTTCTTGTATCCACGCATCAACACACATTTTATTGAAACAGTACTTTTGATTAAAGCGCACAGGTTCAAACTTCTCTTTGCAGTTTTTACATCTCATCGAATATCGTTTTTTGTATTCCTACTTTTTCTATATTACTCCATTGTTTTGCCATTGCTTCTGCAATACCTGGAAACGTTTTACTCCTTAGTGTTCGTCTTTCTGCAGGTGTTTTAGCTTGTAATAAAGCATTATAATACCACAAGCCTTGCTTTTTCTTTTTGCCCGTTTTCTTATCTATCCATTCAAATACTTCACCTTTACCAACTATTTTAGTAGGTTGTAATAATGGAAGGTTTTTAAGCCATAAACACGTAGATTTTGTAGCTTCGTCGCCAAATTGCCACGGGTGAATAATTTGGTCGGGTTCTCTTATATAAGTTGAAATTACCGAAATAGGGTTTTCAATCGCTATTCGTGGAATTTTAGCATCCATTAATTCGTGTACAAATTCAAGCCCTTCCATTTGATTACGGTAACGTTCTTCATTCCTGGACCCGTCTTTATTGTATAACCAACCTGCACCACTTACGGCTAAATATGTACACGGTGGATGCGCTACCATAATATCCCAACCTTCATTTATAATATCAAAAACACTTGTTTGAAAATGCCATTCCGGGTGTCCACCACTACACGGTAATAAATCACAACTAAATGCTTCGTGTCCTAACTTACGAAATTCTTTTGTTACTGCTTGACTTTCTTCACAAGCTACTAAAACACGAAGAACTTTCATAAGTCTATACCCTTAAAATTAATCTGCTTTTTTAAGTCTATAACCTGATTTTTTAAGTCAAGGTTTATCAGTTCTAACCTAAATAAACTTTTGTTAGCTATTCGGTATTCGTTTTCTAAGTCTAAGAAAACACGATGTATCTCTTTAACGTCTTTTAAACTTTGTGACATAGAGTCTATTAAGTCTTTTCTATTAGGGTGGTTTTGTTTTATTTCGTCTAATGATAGGCTTATCTTAGCGTGTAATGCTCCTATTTGAACACTTGTTTTTAGTAGTATTAAATCTTCCATAGTTAAAAGGGTAAGTTATTTTTTAGTTTTAGTTTTTCACTTGTTGACATTAATCCGTCAGTTTCTGTAATTCGTGTTTGAGTAGGTGGTTTAGGTGGTGTTTGTAATTGTTCTGAAGCAAATTCTTTAACAAACTGGTAACCATCTTGCCTATCTAAATAGTAATTCAAAGTTTCTTTATCAAATTTTATAAGCATTTTACCTATTTCACCATTCGAACGTGGTTTTATTTTATTGAAATATATTTGCGCTTCATTGTATTCAGGGTTTTCACGATGTACTGTTATCATACATTTTCCTGAATTAAACCATTCACTACCACCTTTTAAATCAAATGGAGTAGGAGCGTTTCTTTTTCCGTTTTCCTTCTCGGTTAATTTAGGATGGATTATAGTGTGAAAATGTAGATTGTTTTCTTCAGCCATATAATTCCTTAAAGGTAAAACATATTCCAAATACTGCGCATAACCTCCATACTTTTCGTAATCGTGGCTTAGGTCTTTCCAACTATCTATTGAAGCCGTGTGTAGTTCTTCGTCTTTTTTTAGTTTCACCGCCCATTCCCAAAAGTCTTTAGGTGTTATTTTACCTTTTGTTTCCTTTCGTGTTATAATGTTAAAATGTCTTAAAACCCATTCCATAGCCATAGTTATTTCTAAGTCACTAATAACATTTCTCGCATTAGGGTCAAAACTCTTACCCGTCTTTTTTTGGATTAAGTCTGCAACTATTTCAGTTGTATTACCTACGTCAGGAAAATAAACCAAATGTTTCCATCCGTAAAACTTAGAAGTATTAACTAAGCATTCCATTAAGAATTGAGTTTTACCACTTTGTGGGTATCCAGTCCAATCAGTACAATTACCTAAACTCATTGAATAAAATCTATGTAATTCCTCAAATCCTAAATACTTACCCTTTACGTGATAGTTGTCACGATGTTTGTATAAGGTTTCTACTACGTCACCTTGTTCTGCTATTTTGAATCCTTCAATCATTGCCAAGAAAATTTATTAGGTTGTTCATTAAAGTCAATTTGTTTAGGATTAAACTTAACTTCGTTTCGTTTCCATTGTGCTAATCTACGAGAATAACTCCAAGTTTTTTGTAACTCGAATTTAAGTTTAGGAATTTTATCTTGCGTTTCTTCAGTCCAATACGAATAAAAGTCGTTAAGCATATCTCTACTATAAACATCTACAAATTCTTTTAGAGAATCAGCAAATTTTAATTTGCGTTGTTCTATTGTTTCTTGTTTAATTGTTACTTGTTTATTTATACTAACAGTGCTTTGACTGTGCTTTGTACTGTGCTTTTGCAGTGCTTTGTCTAATGCTTTGGTAGATGCTTTTGTATTTTTTACAATAGCAATTATATTTGAAGAGTATTGATTTTTACTAATTTCAACCATTTCTACGAATCCAAATTCTACTAATTCATTTAATCCTGCCGAGTAAGTTCTCCAATTTTTTACACCTATTGCTTCCATAACCATTTGAGAAGGAAGTCCAAATTTATCTTTCCAACCTAAACGATTGCAGTGTTCAATAGCAAAAAAATAAATTGCATAATGAATAGGCTTTACTTTGTCCGGATTATCAAACGCCCAGTTACAGAAATTCCTACTTAAATCATAACTATTCATTTGGCTCAAGATTATAATAAAACTTTAAAATAAAAGGAAGTAATTTTTCAATATCATTGTTTGAAATTGTAACCGCCGCTCTATTTTCTCCCTCTACACATTCAAAACATAAATACTCACCAATGCTTACAAACATAACATCATTTAAAACATTTGCACATTGAAACTCTAAATAATCTTTACGCATAACTTAAATTTTTAGTACATAAAAAAACCCTCGCTTTCTCAGTAGCCTTCGACCTCTACTTCAAAAACAAGGGTAATAATACCATAGCACTTATAATGTCGAAGGAGTGCGTTTGCAAATATAACGATATTATTTAAAATAAGTTGCTTCAGTAAATAAATATTCTTCGTTTAACAATTTGCGCTTTATATCCTGTAGTTCAGTAGTGTTTTTACACTCTAAAATATCGGCAATAAGTTGACTACCGTTGTATTTCTTT